GCAAAGGCCGAGCCGGTAGACGCCGAAAAGGCCGCCGAGCTACTGAAAAGCGGCCAGTCCGGCAAGGCTACCCGCGCCGGTAAGAAAGTGGCCAACGCCTAAATTCATCCGGCGCCCCAAGCGGGGCGCCACTTTTCAAGGAGTTAGACCGTGTGCGACGACGAATTACACCGCGCCGAAAAAACGCACCTGCGTGACGAAAGGCGCGCCGCGCAATCCATAGCGCATAACGCCATAACCGAGGCGGTGGAACGTCTGCGCCTTTCAGCGTCTGCGTTGGACCGGCCAGCGCCCAAAGTGGCCACCGCAATTCATCAGCAGCAGATGGCAATAGACGGCCTACTGGCCGCGCTTGCCAGTATCCAAACAATAGGGAGTTAAACCATGCAAACAAAAGCAATCCGCGCCGTAATGGCAGACGCCCGAGGCTCGTGCCGCACCCTCGGCCAGCTGGTCAGCTATGCCCGTGCCGAAGTGGCGCTGGCCGTGGCCGCCGTCACTGGCGACCGGCTCGCCGCCCGGTGGGCGCTGTTCGAGCTGTTCGAGGCGCTGGGCTGGGCATGGTCGGTGCGGTGGGCCTGCTGGGCCACCAGCCGCGGCTAAGGAAGGCGCCTTCGGGCGCCTTTTTCTTTACGCGCGCGTGCGCGTGCGCGTGCATAGGCGCGCTCGCCCAGCCTGACGCTAAGGGAAAGGCCGGAACAAACACCGCCGGCCGGCCCTGAAAATTTCCTAAAAAACCCCGGAAATCCCGGCCATAAAGGTTCTGAAATTTCCGGTAAAGCCCCAGAAAATACCGGCATATATCCGGGATAAGGAGGCCCGAAATTATGGGTAAAAAATAGATAGCCGGTTGAACCGGCCAACCAGCACCACAGCCGATACGACGTGCGGCCTGCTGTGGTGGCGACCCCCTGTGCCGCTCGGTGGGGTTGGCGCCCCCTTTGCAACTCAGCAGCCTGACCCAGCGATGGGGCGAGGCGGCCGGCGCCAAACCAACCGGCCGCACCACACTAAAACCAGAAAATACAGAATTAAGGAAATCACATGACCACTCCCCTGACCGCATCCCTGCCCAGCTTCCGTCTGCAGAAGCTGGCTGACGCCCACCGTGGCAAGCCGGCCCAGCGCCTGGATCTGGGCCTGCCCAACATCTACTTCGTCACCGTCAACAGCGCCATCGACGGCAGCGTGCACCACCTGTACGTCGCTGCCGACTTCAGCGGCGCTGCAATGCGCAAGGTGCAGAACCTTTGCGCCGACTCCCACGGCTTCCGCCCCTACCGCTCCAACAGCGTGGTGAAAATGCGCCGCCTCAAGCTGCAGGACATGCTGGAGACGCCCAGCGCGTTGGCCAAAGCCATGGAGACAGCGCGCCTGCTGGGTGAGAAGGACACCTTGGCCGCGCTTGAGAAGCGCCCAGATGAGATCGCAGCGTTGATGGCAGGCCCGGCGGCGCAGACGGTGGACTTTGACGCTGTGGCCAAGGCGCTGGGTGAGCAGCTGCGCACCCTGGAAAGCCTGCCTGCCTGATCCTTGACCTGTATTTATGGGCCTGCGTGGCCCATATTCACAGCGACGACCCAACCCAGCGACGGTCACAGGCCGCCAAACGTAAAGGTGGCCATGCGTAAANNGTGCGGGTCAGCTGATCCGCGTGATCCGCACCTTACCGTCGCCCACCTTCCGACCCCATGGTCCTTCTCCATTACAAAAGTTTTGTAGTGGGATCCCTCCATTACAAAACTTTTGTAGTGGGACCCCTCCAGCTCGTCCCATAAAGGTGCAACCCCATGTTCGACTTCCAGCAGGTTCCCAGCCGCACCGGCGGCACCATCGCAGTCCTCGACGACGGCGACACCTTCAGCCAGGTGGCCTTCCACGCCGGCACTGACAACTTCAACGAGACCTTCCTGCGAATCAGCGCGAGCATCCTGACCCACGCCGCCGGTACCAAGGTCGAGCGCTTTTCCATGCAGTACGAGAGCAGCTGGCACCAGTTCGCCTACTACGACGACGTGGTGCTGGAGAACGACGTCGTCCAAGCCGCCTGGGAGGCCCGCCATGCAGCCTGACAGCATCACCCAGTACCTGGGCCTATACCTGATGCAAATCGGCCTGCCAGCCCCCCTAGCGGCGCTTATAGCGTGCATGGCACTGGTCATCGTGCCCCTGTTCGTCGGCGGCGCGCTGGTGGCCGTCGCCGAGCACTGGTCACAGCGTCGAGCAGGTGGGCAGCGTTGGACTCAGCGTCAGCGTGGTGGGCAGCGTGGTGGGCAGCGTGGGGCGACCCGGCTGTGACAACGTGGGCGGCAGCGTCGAGCAGGAAGGTGGCCACAGCGAAGGTGCCGCCGGCCGCCACGCCCACGGCGCAAACCCAAAAGGCATCGCAGGTGATACCGAAAAGCCCGCGCCTCGGCGCTGCAGAGGGTGCTGGTGAGGTTTTCAGTGAGCAGGTGGTGGGTAGGTGCGGGTGGAAGGAGAACGTGCGTTAGGGCTGAAACTGTGGCTTTAGATAAATATGTGAATATAGGCATGGAGAACCCCCTATATATATATATTTCTCTTATATTAAGTAGTAGTAGTAGGGGGGGGTATATATCCCTATGTCTACTTATAGGCACAGGTACTCTGGACAGAGGGTACCCTACAGACGTGCTACAAAACGCAAAAATTTTTTAGAGGCGCTGAGGGGGTATTAGGGACCTACCCTCTAAATTTGAACAGACAGGCATAGATTACGCCCTGCACCCCACCCACGCCCTGCCCCATGTCCTAACTTGTCGCTAGCTGTCATCGACGCCCTGCACCACCCCGGCACCCTCAACCCCGCGCCCTGCCTGGCCTGCAGCACATCCTCACCCTGTACTAAGGTGCCTCTCTGATCCTCTCCGAGCAACCACACAGAAAATCGGAAGGTTCTTACACTCTTATACTTTCCAGTTGAGAGTCATTCCGTACAACTAAATCCCTGCATATTCACCCTTAAATGAGAATCATACGCAGGCGACGAACGGTAGGTGTTTTTCAGACCCTTTTGCCAATTTGATCCTGAACTTCTTATGTTCTTACACCAATTTGATCAAATAACGCTCAATTTTCCCTGAGTCTCCTGTCCTTATATGTCCGCTACTGTCCGGGCTTTATAAGGACATAAGATTTCTATGCCAGCTTGCCCCGAAGAAACTTGCGAAAGTTATCTTCTTACTCCGCTACAAACTTACACTTTCGCAAGATGTCCGTACTTGTCTTGAAGTTTTTAGTGTAGGCCGTTTGACATCTTACAAGTTTATACATCCGCCTCCCCTCAGCATTAAGGTGCCTATATGAAGTTACCCCGCGTTCGAGTTCAGTCCCTTCCGGCCTACACAGCAGCGGATGCCCCTGCCACTCCGTCTGGCCGCGTGACGCCCACCATTCGCTCGATCGAGGTGGGCTACGCAGAGATCGACCGCCCCACCATCTACCGGGCCATGACGGACGCCCTGATCTACAACCTGACCTACATCCAGGACAGCGGGATGCCGTTCGACCAGAGCCGGCTGGAATCGCTGAACATGATGCACAACGCCGGCCGCTGCTTGTGGTCATGGGCGTCCATCCCCTCGCCTTACTTCGAGGGGGGCGTCGAGCAGCTCAAGCGCCATACCCTGCGCCCCAGCAGCCTGTTCCCGATGGACATGCAGGTGCTTTCTCCGCGCTTCGCCTGCCTGCTGCTGCTGACCAACTTCAGCAAGATCGAGCGGGACCTGCAGCGCGTCGCCGATGCCTACGACCTGGTCATCAAGACCAAGGTCAATCTGGCCTTCGCCACCAGCTGCCTGGACTACGGCTCACCGGCGCTGCGTCCGTTCAACCGTCTGGAGCCGCTGGCTGAGCGTCCGGGCTACAACGACAGCCAGTCCGCCATCCTGGCCCTGGCTGACAGTGGCAGCCTGCCCTTCAGTCATTACCAGCTGGTGCGAGGCACTTACGAGGCCGATCAGGCCAAGCGCATCACTGGCGCCCGTGGTGCGGTCATGCTGGATCTGGCGGTGCTTTCCAAGGAGCTGGAGGGCATTTCCAAGGAGATGGACACCGGCGAACTGGCGGAGGAGTTGAGGCAGGTGCCGCATCAGGTCTACGTAAAAGCCGCCGACCTGGTGATGACCGGCGAGTGGAGTGGATTGCGCCTCGGTGAGGGGCCGGGCGACATCGACGACGACCTTCTGGTGCTGACGGCTCGGGCCATCATCCGCCGGATCGGCTGTGAAGGTCGGGATCAGCTGATCGACCCGGTCGCCCTGCTGTGCCTGTCGCTGCTGACCGGTATCTCGCCGGCCTGCTTCATGCGCCACGCCCTGGCTGACTTCCAGCGGCGCGGTGCCACCTACATAAGCCAGGCCGGCGCCGCCGAGCTGGCCGAGCTGGTCAGCCGCATCGAGGTGCCGGCAGGCCGGCAGGAGGCTCGCAAGGTGGTGCTGGTCCGCGAGCTGGATCAGCTGGCAGACCGGCTGAGCAAGGCCCACGCCGCCAAGCGTGACTGGGAGGTGGAGCTGCCGCAGAAGCTGCTCAAGGCATACACCCCGAAACTTCTGGCTTTTGAGTGGACGTCGCCGCGTGGTGCGGATCAGGAGGTCGCATGAGTGTCACTGAAGGTGTAACCGTACAGATGACAGCCGAGGAGCACTACGCCCTGACAGCCCTGCTGCGCTCGGCGGTGTCAATGGGCGGGATTCATCGCATCGGGCTGAGCAACCTGCTGGGGCGGCTGAGCCAGCCCTACCTTGACGAGATGATGGATCGTGGCATGGATGCCCTGGCCGCGAGGGAAAAGCTGCCGGCGCTGCGAGACATCGAAGGCCACCCGATCCACATCGAGGTGGCCATGGAACACCAGCACGAGGGTGTCTATTCGTCGGTGAAGCCGCTGGAGTGGTACCGCTGGCACACCGATCCTCGAACTACAGGAGCTTCCGAATGATTGGCTACCTTCACGGCAGCACCATCAAGCAGCTGCGCGCCCTGGGCGTGACTCAGGTCTGGTACGGAGTCAGCAGCACGCCGGCCCACCGTGGCGACCTGACCTCGGTCTACTTCTTCAACGACGAAGGCACCGAGCTGGCCCACCAGACTCAGCTGGCCGGGCTATTCGACAACCCGGAGGTGGAGATGCTGACCCGCAGCTGGGGTGGACAGATCAGCGGCCGAGGCTATGAGCGCTCGCACCGCTGGAACCTGTTTCTGACCGAGGCAGAGGACCCCATCGACTGCCATATCTACAAGGTGATCTGACATGAGCCTATCCAGCGCGTTCGCAGGGGCAGAACATCCTGGACGGCCTGCAGTGCGCTGCTGAGCACGGGCATCTGACCTTCCCTCCGCTGGAGAATCGAGCGTGACCATCACCCACCACCTCAGCGTCAACAACACCGCGCTCACCGGCGACGAAGGTACATCGGTGTTCCTCATAACTGGCCGCGTCTTCGGCGATGACGACGACAGCGCGGCCCTGGTCAGGGGTCACGACAGCGCCCATTCCATCGACGTCTTCCGCGCCGAGGTACTGGAGCTGGAGGCCGATGAAGGCGGCGAGTTCCCCGAGCTAGACGAAGACGGCGACCCGTCCCATTTCATCATCAACGTCGATTACGTCGGCGAGCTGATCTAACCCCACCAGAACACAGAAACCCTGCCGCGATAACGTGGCGGGAAGGAGAAGTCATGTCCGTAATTCCCGAAGGCATCACCCACCTCGAAGTCACCGACAACGGTGCCAACTTCTGGAGCATCACCGAGCCGGACGACGGTACCGGTGAGGTCTGGCTCGGCGGCAAGTGGATGGCCAGCGAAATTAGTGACCGGCTGATGCAACGCCTGATCAGCTTCACCCCGCTGCAGCGCCCAGAGCCCTGGGGTCCGAATGACACCATCCCGCTCGGCGAGGGAAGCATCACCGGTGAAGCGTATCGCAGAGGTGTGGAGGCCGGCCTGGCACAGGTCCGCCGCACGCCGGTCAGGGTGGTGGCCGACGTCTCCGGTGGCGCCCTGTACGGGGTCTACGCCGAGGTACCGGTGCGGGTGCTGTTTATCAGCGACGACGCCGATGACGTGAGCGCACTGGAAGAAAGCCTGGGCGAGGACGGCCTTCACCGCGACCCCAACGGCAACCTGATCGCCAGCTGGTGTCTGGCTTCGGACGGCGGGACAGACGCTGAGATGGTTCAGCATTACTTCGAGCAGGAGTGACCACCTGTAGCCAGAGGACAACACCATGCCAAGACACGAAATCCTGAGCCACACCCAGATCGAGCAGCGGATCCGCTCTCACTTCCAGATGATCGAGGACAGCCGGGGGACGCTCGACCGGCTGAACAGCGCAATGCTCCCGCTCTGGGCGGAGCTGGCCAGTAGGACGGCCGGCGGCCGGCACCGTTACACAGCCTACACAAGTGGCTTCGCCAGGGGTGTGTTCGACGCCCTCTGGCACACCCTGATGCAGGAGAAGGTCGAGTTCGTCTACCAGCTCCGAAAGGACGTGCCGCAGATCAACGCCAAGAAGGGTGAGCTATTCAGCACCCACAAGCAGAGCGTCCACCGCCTGACGGAGGAGTTCTACGAAGCAGGGCTGGGCATCCTGCTGAACGATGCCTATTACAGCCACGTCTGGAAGGGTACCGACAAGCCGATCGGCGCTTGGTCGGTGCCGCGCTCGAACCTGCCACAGAACGGTATCACCCGAGGAGTGAAACTCTATGCCGCATAGCATTCAGTTCTGCCTAAATCTGGTAATCCACGACGAGGCTGCTTTCCGGCAGCGCGCATACACCGTGGCCATCGAGTCTGGCCTCGACGAGGAAGACGCCAAGGAATACCTCGACGAGGAGGTCCAGCCTATCACCGCCTGCGTGGTGATGATCTTCGACCCCGGCACTTCTCCGCCAGGGTGTCAGATCGACTTGGGGTGGGCCGAGTAATGGCTGAGGTCAAGGTTTTGCTCGACCTCAAGGAGCTGGACGTGATGCTCAACCGCGCCATCGTGGCCGGCATCCACCTCCAGCAGACCCACAAATGGCCCGCAGGCCTCTCCCCTATCCCGGAAAACTTCACGGAAGCGCGGGACGAGCAGCGCGAGGACCTCCTGGAATACCACCAGATACCGAGGCGAAGAGCTCCTGGAATACCACCAGATACCGAGGCGAAGAGCATGAGCGAGAACCAGAAGGTGCAGATGATCTGCTCCCACTGCGGCAGCGAGGAGGTTAAGCGGGACGCCTGGGCTGAGTGGGACGTCGAGAAGCAGGACTGGGTCCTGAGTTCGGTGTACGACCACACCTACTGCGAAGGCTGCGAGGGAGAGACGACCCTGAGCGAGACCCTTGTCGTGGAGGTGTTCGATGAAACCCGTCTACGTTGAACGAATGGTCGGAGGTGTGATGCAAGACCTCCGGGTTGACGACTGGTACTGGCAGGCATGGAACGGCTGCTTCTGCCGCATCGAGGACCGGCAGCAGTGGTGCGGCAAATGACCCGCCTACTCACCCCGCTGGCCATCGCCCTGGCCGGCGTCACCGCCGCCTCGGTCGGCATGGCGGTGCACCGACTGATCGCCGACCCGGTGCTGGCATGGATGTTCAGCGGTGCTGCGGTGCTGCTGGACGTGTTTAAGTACGCCGCCTGGCCAGTGGCCGCCCTTTTGCTCAGCGCGAAGCGTAGGGCCCTTGCATGCTGTTTGGTGGCATGCGCCCTGCTCTTCGCCGGAGTGTCCGGCTGGGCAACCTTCGACAGGGTGGTCGGTGCAGTAGAGAACCGCGCCGCCGGCGGAGAGCAGCGACTGATCGACCTGGCCGAGCAGCAGGAGGAAGGCCGCAAGCGGGTGACTGATCTGGACCTGCAGCTGGCTGAGGTTCGGCGCCAAGCCGCCTGGATGCGTGAACGTGGCATGGTCAGCAAGGCGCAGGAGCTGGAAGGCGGTGCTATCGCCAGGGCCGACGCCGAGCGAACCGCCGCGCTGGGCAGGGTGGCCGACGCCGCCGAGGAGCGTCAGCAGATTATCGCCAGCCGGGGAGTCACCCTGTCCCAGCAGGTGGCCACCCTCCTCGGCCTGGGATTCGCCTTGGCCCTGGAGGTGGTACCGGTCCTGATCTTCCTCGCAGAAGGCAAGCCTACCGCCGAGTTACCCAGCCTGCCTGAAACCGAGTTACCACCGGCGCCGAAGGAGTTACTGGCGGCCCAGGAACCTGTAAATACAGGAGAACACGCAGAAGTTTTCGAGGTGGCAGTGCCGATCAAGTTGATCGAGCAGAAGCCGAAGCCAGCCCAGCCAGGCCGCGACGAGGACCTGATGAAGGCCCTGATTTCCGGCGGCGGGGAACTGATGAAGGTCAAGGACTTCGCCAAGGCGCACAGCATTGGCAACACCCGAGCCTCTGCCGTCTACAAGGCTGCCGAGGCAGCCGGCCACATCAGGAAGACAGCGGCCGGCTACGTCGTAGCCTGACCCGTATTAAAGCATACAAGTAAATAAGTATTTAAGGATATGCGATGGAAGCACTCACGAAGCACCCAGCACTGCAGCACGCCAACACCACCAGCTCGGCTCCGCCCCGCCAGCGCTACATCGACGCAGAGTTCGACGCCCTGGCCGGCGCCGAGGACCTCTACCTGAAGGTGCACTCCGCCGCCGGCGCAACCAAGTGGCTGAGCATCACCAAAGACCAAGCCCAGCGGATCAGAGAGATCCTCAAGGAGCCGCAGCAATGAAGACCGCCCCGCTCTATATCGCCCTGGCCTCCCTGTGCCAGCGCTACCACAACACCGCCAGGCAGTTCGCCCTGGGCAACCCCAGCATGGCTGAGCACTGCGAGGAAGAAGCGCACCGGCTGGTGCGTGAGTACATGCCGTCAGGCAGCGGCTTCGACGCCGGCACCGAGCTGGTGATCGACGTATGCGATGCCAGCACCCTGGTCCTCAAGACCGCGTTCCACCACATGGACGAGCACGGCGGCTACGACGGCTGGACCGAGCACAAGGTGAAGGTCACCGCTGAGTTCGGCGGGTTCGACATCTACGTCGGCGGCCGCGACCGCAACCAGATCAAGGACTACATCGCTGAGGCCTTCCACTACGCGCTCAGCCAGGAGGTCGGCTACCGAGAGCTTCCTGACAGTCCTGCAGAGCCTGTGCTGACCAAGGAGCAGCGTGCCAAGGCCGCATCGACCATGGCGTTTATGAGCGTAGAAGGCGGCCTGCATCAGAGCTGGCTGGCCTACCAAGAGTCAGAACAGCTCTCCGAGGAACACGGCGGCGAGGAGTGCATGGATGCACTGAGGGACGCTGAGTACGCCCATCCCTGGGCTGCGATGGAATGCCACACCCTCAGCGAGTTGCTCGACCTGATCGACTCCCACGCACAAACGATTCTGGAGGCAGTATGAGCCGTGTATTGGCAGTGATTGAACTCGGGCCCTTCCAGGGATCCCCCTACTCGAACTGGGACGTCTACGAGGTCGGCCCTGACGCCTTCGAGGATCGAGCTGCCTGGGAACTAGACCTGCAGCCCGTCAAAGACGTGCTAGAGGACGTGGACACCGGCGAGTCGCCGAGTGGCAGCTTCATCGCCCAACTGGAGGACGCCTTGGCCAGCGCCTTCGAGCACCTGGACAGCCTTGATATTCCGCCGGGCGAAACCCGGGAGGTGCGCAAGGACTTCGTTCTGCCGTACGACCAGGCCCACCGCGAGCTGCGGGACCAAGAGCTGGAAGTGCCGAAGGACAGTATCGACCCGCAGGACTTCTGCATGTCGATCAAGGTGACCACGATCGAGGAGGATGCCTGATGAAATTCCTTGAGCCAAAAGGTCGGTACGAGCCGCGCTACGAGGCCACCCTCGATGAGATGTTCGAGGCAATCGAGTTCACGCCATACAGCAGGGGCGACGCCCCGCGCCGGGCCGGCTGGCTGTTTGTCAGCGACACCCAGATGCACCGCGGGTACACCGGCGGCTGGTACCACGCCAAGTTCAAGCCAGCTCTGGTGGAGATGCTTGCCCCCTCCATTTTCAGCAACGCCCCGGAGGAGCTGCACGAGGAACTCTATGCAGAGCTGATCAGCTGGGAAGACGGCGAGGTTCGCCTCTACCTGAAGTTCCAACAGATCACCGGTAGCTACTGCATGGCCGTGCTCCGCGAGGAGGACGTGATCGCCTGGCTTGGACAGGCAAAGGAGATAGCAGCATGAGTCTCGAAGTTCACACCATCCCGGTGATCAGCACCGCCCACATCACCCGAGAAGTTGCAGAGCGCCTTGATAGCGAGCACCAAAATTGGTGCGCCTGCTCCGTCTACCGCGATGTGGGATTTTTCCTCTACCTCGACGAGCCTGACGGAAGTGATGAGCCTGTGCCCCAGTGCCTACTCGACATCCGCGACTGGCGGATGAAGCTGGAGCGAGAAGGCAAGCTCGACACCTCTCGCTGGGTCCGCCTCGACTGCGACGCAGACACGGCCGACGGCCTCCCCACTTATGACTGGTGATCAGCATGCTCCGAGTAACAAAGCAGCAGGCAGCCCAGTTCCGTAAGGAAGCCGAGGCCATGCTGGCCCGCCTCGGCGCCGTGCTGGTAGATCCAGATCGGCACTACCCCTACAGCCTACAAACCTACGCCGGAGAGCTACGCATCAGCATCGACGACGACAGCCTGATGTGCCGATTCGAGGACGTCGAGAAGGCCAAGGAGGAGCGGTACAGCCGCCTCTACGGCCTGGATGACCGACTCAACCCGTTCAGCGGCAAGTGGAACTGGCACGGCCTCGATTGCCTGCCGGCCTTCGAGCAGATCGTTGACGGCTCCCTGATCATTCACGAGGAAACACCATGAAATTCGAGCAATTACCTCAGCAAGCCCAGGCAGTGGTGATGCAGATCGCCGACCACCTGGCCACCCAGCGGAAACTGTCAGAAGTGGCCGACGGCACCTGCCTTTATCGGGCACCGGACGGGTGCAAGTGCGCTGTAGGCTTCCTGATCCCTGACGAACTCTACGACCATTTCATCGAGGACGTCGACATCATGGCAATCATGGACGCTGAGACCGGTGAGTACAGGGACATCTCTGACCACCTGCACAGCCTGATGCCGGACTTGCCGTCTAACCAGGTGCGTGAGGTTCTTTCCGGGGCTCAGATCTACCACGACCGGCGCAACGCCCTCGTAGGAAGGCCTTGCTACCGCACGGACCTTGACTACTACGGCCACTTCTCCGACCAGGATCTGGCCCTGGTAATCCGCAACGGCATCTTGACCAACATCAGCGCTGACGAGTTTCAGGAGGCCGCATGACCTGGAAATGCCCCAACTGCGGCAGCAAGAGTCTGTCCGTGACAGTCACCACCGAGGCCCGCCTGATCCAGTACGGCGGGAACTTTGAGACCGAGGCAGAGGGCGACCACGAGTGGGACGGCGAATCGCTGATGACCTGCCTGGATTGTAGCTACTGCAGTGCATCCCACCAGTTCGACCAGGGTATCAGCGAGGAGCAGGCCCTGGCCCGCATCCTGCGCCACCTGGCCAAGCTGGGCTGGACGCCAGTCGAGGCCTACGACGAGGACGATCCGATCGGCCTGGTTGGTATGTCCGTAGACGAAGTGGTCGCAGAGTGCCGCGCCACCGACGAATGCCACCTGCGACTAGGCAAGGACGGCAAGTTCGGCACGATCTACTTGGTCTGGGGCAACAGCCCGATGGAACTGGTCGCCGATCACACCACCCGCTGGGGCCTTGATGAGGCCGTCGACGCGGCCCTGGCCAGCATCTGGCCGCTCTACCCGGATGACAGCGAAATCGCGGAGGAGACCATCTAATGGCTATCACCACGTCAGATGTAATGAAGGACGCACTGCAGAACGGGGCAAGCCACTTCTGCCCGGTGTGCCACAGCAACGAGTTAATCATCGAGCGGCTTGACGTCATCAGCCCGCTGCATGCAGAGCAGGACGTCGGCTGCGTAAGTTGCCACTCCACCTGGACGCTCAGCTACGCCTTCAGTGAGATCCTCAAGCTGGAGAGCAACGAGCTACTGATGACGCCTGACCAGCTCCGGGAGAAGTACGACGGATCCCATGGCACCAACTGGGGCCAACATCCTGACTACCCGATGAAAGAGTGGCAAGCGGAAGTGGTTGAGCTGAACACCCGCCTGGGGTACTGGGAGTGGGTAACGCACCGCCTGCAGGAGTCGCGGAAAGATGGCTGACCTGCCCCCTATCAGACTCCTGAAAAACCTCAACCTGTCCGTCACCAAAACCCCCGTATCTATGAGGATTAACGCATGAATATCTGCAGCGGCGAAGGCAGGGCCGACGCCATCTACAACCACTACCTGAGCTACTGCATCAACCTGGAGGCCCGTGTCTTTTCGCTGGCCAGCCGAGTGACCGCCGACGGCTTCCCCACCTGGGAGTTCTGGGAAGACAAGAACGTCGCCATCTGGGTGCCGATCACCGATGACAAGGAGATCGAGGTCGAGTGCATGGGCATGCAGTGCACCGTGACGATGAACCGGGCCACCCTTGGCGCGGCCCTGACGCTGATGGCCATCAACCACGAGATCTGGGCGGTGCACGAGTCCGGTGAGGACCCGTCCTACTTGATCAAGCTCCAGGATGACCTGCAGGGCTATGTCTATGCCGAGAACTCGGGCTTTGACTCTTCGGCGATCTACAGCTTTCTCGACTGACCTGTATTTACATAACTAAGTAGATAAATATAGAGGAATAGTTATGCACAAGACACTTTACGTCGCCCCCGGCTCCAGCCAGTGCCGCCTCTACCTGATGCCCTACCCGATGAAGCCAGGCCAGCACCCGGAGGACATCCACTATATGTACCGCGAGTGGTGGGAAGAGGTCGGCCTGCTCAACGCCCAGCTGAAGGTCGTCTGGCTGGACGAGCGCCTCCATCACCTCCACAGCGAAATCGAAGGGAACATGGGCGGCACCTACTTCGAGCTGACCGAAGACCATCAGTTCTACGACGGCCCCCCACTACAGGTGAACGCTTGACTGCTCCCCTCCCTAAAGGAAGGGGATTCCCAATTCATCGAGAACAGGACACGGAGACTGACCCCATGCCGCTTACACTCTCTCCAAGGGCTAACACCGCCAGCCCGGCGGCTTTAATGTTGGTCGCGGCGTTCTGGTCGCGGTCATGGTGTACGCCGCATTCGGGGCAGTCCCATTTCCTGACCGACAACGGCAGCGAAGGTAAGGTGTGCCCGCAACCCGAGCAGCGTTTAGAGCTGGGGAACCACTGGTCAATGGCGACCAGTGAACGCCCGGCCCACTCCGCCTTGTACGCCAACTGGCGCACGAACTCGCCCCAGCCTGCATCGGCAATGGCTTTGCTCAGGGAAGGGTTACGGATCATGTTTTTCACTTTCATGGATTCGACGCAGATCACTTGGTTCTCGTTAATCAATCTGCGGGACAGCTTGTGCAAGTTGTCCTGTCGGCAATCGGAGATTTTGGCGTGAAGTTTCGCCACCTTCTGCCGGGCCTTGGCGCGATTAGCCGAACCGAGCTTTTTCTTGCTCAGTCGGCGTTGCGCCCTGGCCAGCCTGGCGGCGTATTTCGCGGTATGGCGGGGATTGCCGACCCGTTCACCCTTGTCAGTGATAAACAGGTCTTTCAGACCCAGATCAATGCCGGTTACGTTGGGGGTAACTGGCAATTTGCTGGGCTCGAACTCACACAGGCAGCTCACAAAGTAACGGCCTGCCGAGTCCTTGGAAACGGTTACGGTGCTGGGCTCACCGGGCAGCACACGGCTCCAGCGAATGTCCAGCGGGGTTTTGCTCTTGGCCAGATACAGCTTGCCGTCCCGGTATTTAAAGGCCGAGCGGGTGAACTCCGCCGACTGGCGGTGCCGCTTACTCTTGAATGCCGGGTACTTGGCGCGGCCTTCAAAGAAGTTTTTGAAGGCGGTTTGCTGGTGGCGAAGGCATTGCTGCAAGGGTACGCACGACACCTCAGACAGAAACGCCAGCTCAGGATCTTTCTTGAGTTCGGTCAGTCGGGCGTTAGCGCCGACATAACCGATTTTTTCCTGACGTTGATAAAAGGCATCGGTACGCCAGCGCAGAATCGAGTTATAGACAAAACGCACACAGCCGAAGGTCTGAGCCAGCAGCTCAGCCTGTTCGGTGGTCGGGTAAAACCGATATTTATAGGCGCGTTTCGTCATGCGTCACATTTTAGTGTCATTTCTGTGAAGATAGCAACCAACTTAAAACGGAGGAGCGGGAGCAGGGGCGGCTGACGCCGCCGCGCTATCCCTCCCCGCCCTAAAAGGACGGGGTTTCCCGCGCAAAATTGATGAGTGCCCCTCGCAAATCCCCTGCACACCGGCTGGAAGGTGCGCCACCCTACGTCATCGCCGTCTATGACGACGGCCCCAAGGTCAACGACCGCTACACCGTCCTGTTCGGCTGGCCGCTCTGGCAACCAGAGATGGGCCGAGAAGTGCCCTGCCTGCACTTCAACGAGGCGCCGGCTCACCCGGCTGTCGGTTACAGCCTCTGGGGTGAGGTCTCCGGGAGCTGGGGCGCCAAGATGATCAGCTGGTCTGACCTGCCTGAACACCTGCAGCAGCACGTCATCGCTAGGGCCAACTACCCGGACAAGGTCCGGATCGGCCGGCTGGCCAAGCTGGAAGGCGCGCACAAAACTGGCCGCGATATGTGGGGCTTCGAGCCACCAGACGGTATCGGCTACTTCGACAACGCCTTCCTCACCAAGAAGGAGGCCAGGGCATACGCCAAGACCAAAAACATCATCCTCCTGGAACCGCACAAATGATCCGTTTCCTCGTCACCCTGGCCGACAAACGCAAAGTCCTGGCCTACGCCAATAGCAGGGCCGATTTCTTGGGCATTCGTAGCTCACTGGCCCGGTGCCAGGAGCTGCCAAAGCTGATCGCCAACGCCTTGGCCAGCCTGGAAAACCAGGACCTGGTGCAGCGCGCCAAGACCATAATCAGACGAACGGGGTTTGCATCATGCGTTATCAAGTAACCACGCCGAAAGGTGAACAAAGGCTTGTGGAAGGCGGGAACATTGAGCGCTTCCTGCTGAACATCAACGGCGGCGGCTATCACACATACCAGACCGTCAACGCCATCCAGGACAACTACAAGCTGGACGCTGGTGAGACAGTCACCCGCAACGGCTGGACTATCAGAAAGGAACCGTAATTATGGGTGACAAGACTTTCGTTTTTGCCAACCGAGTGAAGAACCACGCTGAAGACGGCGCAGTGCTGACGGCCGGCGGTTACGTCGGAATTTACAGCGGCAAGACCCTTGAGGAGCTGCAGGCCCGCGACCCAGGTATCGAACTGATCGATGCAGACGAGTTCGTCGCACTGACCGAGCAGCGGATGACAACCGACCCGGTCGAGGTCGACGAGGATCGCTACTGGTACCTGCTGGAGGTGCTACCGCCCTGCGGCTGGTCCCGTAACGGCAGCTCCGAGTCCTTCTACATGAGTGAGTTCATCAGTGGCCGGGTCACCACCCATGTGGTCCGCATCGGCGACCGCTACTTCACCTTCGACGCCCCGGTGATGTCCTCGCATTTTGACCGAACAGCAAAGGTATTCGCATGGCTGGAGAAGCAAGAGCAGCAGTCGGAATAGACATCCACCGTCTGACCGGCGCCATTGTCGCCGACTGCCTCTACAACGAGGTGACACCTGCCCAGCGGCGGGTAGGCAAGACAATCAACTACATGACGCTGTACCACCAGGAGGGCCGCTATATGGTCAACGCCGACAGCATCGAACGCCGGATGACCCGAGAAGAGATCGTCGAGATCCTCGAAGGCCGCTACAGCATCCAGTGCTACGACCACGAGTCGAAGCGCGAACTGGCAGAGGCCCTGGCCGAAGCCGCCAATACAGAAGGGGACAGCCTTTGACCCTCCATGAAATCAGCACCGGTGACAGTCTGGTCTGGGTCCTCGACGAGGACTCCGGCCAGGCCACCAAGGCAATCTGCGAGGAGACCGGCGCCCAGTTCCTGGGCCCGCTCCCCGAGCAATACCAGCTGGACGCCAAGACGCTGGCCGACTTCGTCCTCCCACGCCAATCAGCAAACCTTCGCGCCAAGTTGGCGCATGCAGGAGCAGCATCGTGAATTTGACCAAAGCCATTCGTGAAACCCTCGCCAACGACCTGATGATCAAGGCGATCAGCAAACACGCCAAGCGCCTCGGCACCGAGGCCGTGAGACTCAACAAGGCGCTGGAGGAGCAGCACCTGCAGCACCTGGCCAGAGTCATGCCGGAGGTGCCGCCTGCTCGCTATGTCGAGATGATCCAGGCCGGGCTACTAACCTTCACTATCAGGGGCGCCGAGGCCCTCTACCACCCTCAGCGCAACGAGGAAGGCAAGCTGAGCTCTACCGGCAACGACCCGGCATACTCAGTTATTTGCAAACCCAGCGACGAGGAGAAGACCTGCCTGAACAGCAGTATCCGCAATAACAGCGACTGGTCTCAGTTCTTCTCCGTGTTCAAGGTGTACACCGGCTACCAACACAAGGGCGCAACCCTGGAGATGGCCCCCAAGTTGAGTCGAACCCTGCCGGACTTCCGCGGTCGCTCCCACGTCAACTTCTGCACCCTGGAGCCGGAGAACGCTGAAAGCGGCTCGGAGCACGCCAAGGAATACATCCGGGCGGTACAGCCCATCTTCGCGGAAGCTCAGAAGCTCAGCAATGAGGCAGCTGCCATCTTCGCCGAGGGTCTGGCCTACCGCCGCGAGGTTAAGCAGCTGTTGCAAGCCTGCAACACCCGCAAGCAGTTGCAGGAGCTTTTCCCCGAGGCTGCGGCCCTACTGCCGGCACCGCCACCGAAGCGCCAGGACCTGGCCCCAACTGAGCTGGCCGCCCAGGTCCGCCAACGGCTGATTGAAGGGGTACCGGCATGACGGAAGACCAGGCAACTCGGTACATCCAGTCCGGCGGAACCCACTGCCCACACTGCGGCGGAGTGGATCTGGACGGCAAAGGGGTCCACATCAACGCCGGTACCGCCACTCAGGAAGTCATGTGCACCGACTGCGGCCGAGGCTGGGTCGACGTCTACACCCTGACCCACGTGGAGAGCAACTGATGAAACGACCAGAGTCTTTAGGCCAGGTAAGGCTGGACTACCTACTTGAGTTTGCGGAAAGCCGTGGTCGCTTCTGGCGATCAAAGTTGCACAGCTACTGGTGCAATGGTGTGACCAGCGGGTTCATGGGGCCGGAGCAGGCTGCTGCACTCCAGGCGCTCCGCAACTGCTGCGCCAAAGCCATTCTCAACACACCGCTCTGGAAACTGAAGGAGTGGAAAGAAGACGACCTCTACCGTGAAGCGGCTTCTGAGATGTTCCACCGCGACGGCGAGCTGGAGATCGACGCCGACGCCAAGATCAGTCGCGGTGATGATGATGGTGCCTATGTCCAGGCCTGGGTATGGGTCAGCCACGCAGACCTGAATAAGGCGGTCTGACATGAAAATGCCAGCACTTCCAGAGGTTGGCAGCAGCCGAGGCGCCCCTATGGGGCGCTTCAGCGAGCACGCCGAAGACACCCAGTACCCCGGCAAATTCAACGTGGCCAGCCTGCCAATGGTGGACGGCGCCTATGACAAAGGCGGCGCTTACTGGGGCGTTGGCAGCCATCAGCACGGGTTCATGTACCGGGCGTTCTGCCTTGAGTACGACGAGATCAACGAACGAGATTTCCTGGTGGACTGGTTCTTCCGAGCGAAGGACCGAGAGCACGCCAAGCAGCTCGTCATCGAGCGCTACCCGAACGCAAAGTTCTACCGGTAGCAGAACACCACAAAGCGGATAGGGGTTAGACATGATCTATTTGATTGCAGCAGTCGGTCGCCAGGGTCAGATAGGCCTGAACGGCCGGCTGCCTTGGAGACACCCCAAGGATCTGCAGTGGTTCAAAGAGCAGACCATGGGCAAGGTCGTCGTCTGCGGAGCCAACACCGCTGAACACCTCCCACATCTGCCTGGTCGCCATCTGCACGTAATGCAGCGGCACGAGACGCCAGCGTCCGTCATCGGCCGGTACCCGCTCGGCGAAGACATCTGGGTCATCGGCGGCGCCAAGACTTACCAGCAGTGGATGCCGTATGTGGACCGCTGCCTGATCTCCCTCATCGACTACGACGGCCCGGCAGACGCCTGGTTCCCGTCAATCATCCCGGGTATGCAGCCATGAAGAACCTGAGCTTTCTTCGCACGGATCCGGGGTTCTGCCGGGTCTACTACCGAGGCAGCGAGAACAGCCTCTACTGCTTCCAGGTTTCCTGGGGCAAGAACTTCGAGCTGTTCCTTTGCACAAAGGAAGGCGAGCCAAGTCACCGGGTCCCAGTCGCCGGGAACCTAGACCGTCTGCCGCCGGCCACATGCCCGCTAACCACATCGTTCTCGGCCTGGGTGGCCGAGCAGGAGGACGTATGCCTGTTGCAGTGACCCATTGGCTCTACCAGTTCGACGAACTGAGCGACGCAGCCAAAGAGAAAGCCCGCAGCTGGTATCGGTCGGGACAGCTCGACTACGACTGGTGGGACTCCGTATACGAAGACGCCCTGCGGATGGCCGAGATCCTTGGCATCGAGATCGACTACCGCTACCACGAGCCTACTTCCCCCGGAAAGAACGGCTACAAGGAACCGAAGATATGGTTCAGCGGCTTCTCCTATCAAGGTTCCGGGGCGTGCTGGGAAGGCAGCTACCGCTACGCCAAGGGTGCGCTGAAGAAGCTGCAGTCCGAGGCCCCGGCCCGCTACCAATACTGCAAGCCTGACGGCACGCTGGAATGGGCAGAGAGTAAGGGCAACGCCGAGCTGCACCGCATAGCCAAGGCCCTGCAGAAGGCGCAGGCCAGGCACTTCTACAAGCTCACCGCCACCAGCACGCACCGAGATCGCTACTACCACTCCGGCTGCATGAGTATCGAGGTCGAGCACGACGAAGACCGGTACCGCGACCTGGGTGACGCAGAGGGCGACATCAAGGACGCTCTCCGGGACTTCGCCGATTGGATCTACCGCCGGCTGGAAGAGGAGCACGACTGGCTCACTTCTGACGAGCAGGTCGACGAGTCGATCATAGCCAACGAATACACCTTCAACGAGCGAGGCAACCGTGAAGACTAAACTGATTATGGCACTAAGCGCTGTATTTGCAGGCGCTTCGCTATGGCGCAGCCAGCCTACGAAGCGAGCAAAGGAAGAGCCCAGCTACTCAGCCAGCCAGGCAGCCCTGGAGGCTGCTGAGGCAAAGCGTAATCGTCGCGCAGAGCGCAACCGGAGGCTAGCCAATGAACAAGGCTGACGCGGCACGCCGCCAAGAGAACATCGACGAGCTGAGGCGGGCTTACCCTGGGGTCGATGCGGAGAAGCTGCAGGATCACCTGTATCGCATAGCCCTGAAGGTAGCCAGGAACGCTGAAGCCATCTGCCGATCGGATGACGCCGTAGACCAGCGCCCCGCCCTGCGAGAGGAAATCCTGAAGGTGGCGAAGAAATTCGGGGTTGACCTGGACTTCTCGATCAGCGGCGATCCTCGTGGATTTCAGCTCAAACTGAGGCTTCCCACAGGGCGCAGCAACTCTTTCGGCGGGGAGGTCTGGGGAATTGCGTGACCCTTCAAGATGTAAACCCATATTTATGGGGTTGCCAGTTCTGTATTGCTGGGGCAATATGTGGACAACTAAGGACACCGCTGAAAAATGACTCTGAGAGACGCTGTGCTCTATCTGCAACTGGCCACCTACCTTCACCGAAAGAACTCCGGGGTGAGGAAGGTGGCCAAGCGTATTCAGAAGCAGGTCCACCCGAACCTGAGACCAGTTGTGAGGCTGATATGCGAAAGCAAAGACCCCATCTCCGTGATTCTGCTGATGGCGGCCGAGCTCTCCGAGCAGCCCTGCGAGAAGTCTCAGTGGCCTTATCCAGGGTATCCCCGGCCACCGTTGAAGTGGCCGCAGCCGACAGCATGAAGTGCGAGCTGATGTTTACCCTGGTCGGGCGAGGGTCGGGTACCCACCCACTGGCGGAGAAGATCGTCAACGACCTCCACCGCCTCCAGCATGATCTAGCAGCCGCAGGAGACCACCATGCAGCCAACTAAGTACGTTTCAACCTCGGACCTCTGCACACGTTACCGCCGGTCTAGCCGGACCATAGCGCGCTGGCCGCAGACCAAAGGGTTCCCCAGGCCGGTGCTTCAGTCGGTCGGCGCGGAGAACCTCTGGCTGCTGGAGGACGTGGAGAAGTGGGAAGCCGCCAACATGAAGTCCGACTTCAAGCTGGCCAGCTAACCCTTGGGTGGGGTCGCCACTATCTGCTGCAGGCGATCCCACCACTTCTTATAGGCAGCAGCCTGCTCCTCTATATAGAGGTGACGGTCGTACACACCCTGCATCCCCTTCAGGCTGTGTCCGAGCATCACTTCCGCAACATGGAGATCGGTCAGGGACGAGAAGTTCGTCCGGGCCGTCTTCCGCAGGTCGTGCATCGACCAGTGTTCCATCTTTACTCCATACCTCCGCTCAGCGTTACGCCGCACTGCGTAGGGCATGCTCAGCACCGCGTTTGATTCCAGCGGGCTGGGCACTCTGTCCTGGGTAAAGAGGTGCCGCTTGGACAGGGACTGGGCCATGGCCTCTTTCAGTAAGGGGACAACCTCCGGGATCAGCGGACGTACCACGGCGCGTTTGACCTTCTTCCTGACCTTGTTCTTCTCCGGGGGAATGGTCCAGGTCATCGCTTCAAAGTCGAGCTCAGTCACCGGATCGACATTCCGAAGCTCGCCGTTCCGGCAGCCGAAGAACAGGCACAGCTTCAGAAACAGCTTGTTTCTGGGAGCCAGGCGAGATTGCTCGGTGGCGTACCAGAACAACCTAATCTCCTCGTCGCTGAGACACCTACCGGACTCGACCCGCTCTATGTGTAAGTCGTCCCGCGCTGTGATGCCGGCCAATGGCTGGTTCTTTATCAGCTGACGACGAGCTGCCCACTTGTGCATCTGCTTGACGCTCTGCAGGATTCGCTCACCTACGCTGGGCACCCGATCGGTGATCTCCTCAATAAGGGTCAGCCACCGGTGGGCGGTTGTGGAGTCGGCAGGTAGGTCTCCGAGAACCGGGAACACATGGATCTCGAAACTGCGGAGGTACTCAGCAGCCTGCTGCTTTCGCTCTATGCAGTATTTCTGGTGCCACTCCCGGTAAAGCTGCTCGTTCGTAAGCTGCTCAGAAAGGTCAGTCCGCTCGATCTTGCGTACAAGCCTGGGGTCATGCCCCTGCTCCCACTTCGCCTTTAAGCGTACATGCTCTGCCCGGGCTTCCTTCAGGGAGAGTAGCGGGTAGGTGCCCAGGTCGAGACGGGCCGGTTTGCCGTCAAGGCGGTACCGCATCTGGAAAACGATCTTGCCGGCCGGAGACACCCGAGCGCTGAGCCCGTCTCCGTCAGCCTTCTCGAAAGCCTTGTCCTGCGGCTTCTTATGATGAGCCTTCAGCCAGGTATCTGTGAGTGCCAAGTGTGATTTCCTCGTGTGTACAAGCAACTGCAGCAACGAGTCTATCAGCAGACCTGTTTGTACGCAGCCTTGTACGCGATGATTCTGGCAGGAAGGTGTCGAAGGTGACCGGTTATGTCTTAGGTTTTAACAGTGAAACCGGCTATTTATCTAAGCTGTAGCGTGGATATTGGCGGGGAGTGTCTTAGGTTGTCAGGTGGTCAGTCTTTCATGTGGGCAATAATGCTGAAGTTGCGTATGTGGCTGAGATCACTGGACTTTTTGGCTTCTGACATCACGTAAAACCTGGGGTTTGTACACCGATTTGTACACGCCTCGGTTTCTCTATCTGGCGGACACTCGGAACTGGTCGGCGCATTCTACTGATACGAGAGGGGCTTTTCCATTAACAGTAATTTGTTTACTATGTATTCCTGTATTTACAGCAATACACATCCACAGAAACCCAGCCTATAAAGGAATACCAATGCAATCCGCAGATCTCCTCAACAGCCTCGGCAATCCAGTGAGACTCCAGATCGTGGAGACTCTGAGCGAAGCAGGCGAGATGAGTGTCAACGACGTCACCGAAAGGATGGGTGGGCTACAGTCGAACATCTCCCGCCACCTGCTGATCCTTCTCTCAGCGGGTGCAGTAGACATGAAGAAGGTACAGACCAAACGCATCTACAGCGTGAAGGACAATGTGGTGAAGCTGGTGGCCTTGGCCAAAGAAGTGGCCGGCGCTTGACGATGGGCGTGCCTGGCGGCACGCTGAAAGGCAGGAAAAAGAAGCCCCGCACGAAGCGGGGCTTTAATTTAGAAATCACCAGCGGACTGTATAGCTGACCTGCCTCCGCGTCAAGGAACCAAAATGCTCTTCCACATGGTTGCCCTATCCCTCCCCGTAGAGGGCTACTACCTCCCCCTGCACAAACACGAAAGCGCGCAGATGTGCCGCTGGACCCTACAGGATCGAGAGGCATTCAGCCGGGTGGTGGAGCAGATCGAAGCCATCTACACCAGCGGGCCGACCACGTCCCTGAGTACAAGAGAGGACATCGAAGCTATCTATGACGAGACGCTCACCCCGCAGGAAGCAGCCAGACGTATCCTGCCCTTCTACATCACCTGCACCTCTACCAACAAGAAGAGGATCAGGTACCCCCACCGCACACGGAATGACATCGAAGTAGTCGCACCTGCTGGCACATTGGATGAGGAGCACGGCCTGCGACTAGCTGTCATCGGCAAAGGATGCGCAACGCTGAACCTGCAGCCATGGGTCCTGGAAGAAGTCGCCAAGATAAAGGGCGAGCCGTTCACTCAGGAGCATTCCCAAACCCTTGAAGGGCGCTCCGACCGAACCCTGGTCGAAGTCATAGCCGGCGCCCGCCGGCCAGTCACTACAGAGGGGTTCGCCAAGATTGTGGCGATCCCAAGGGAAGCTCAGGTCCGACTATCCAGAACCCACCGAGGGGAGTTCATCTCCGAAATCCCAAAGGTATGGGCCTAGCTGGCAATACAGATATATTTAGATATGTATTGACGTGCGTATTCGCGTTATTTAGTGTGTACATAAATACGCACGTAATTACCGGAGTATGCCCATGTCCGCTATATCCGCAGGTGGCGTTGTCCGCGCCTCCGAGCTGCTGAACTCCCAGGTGAAGAAATTCACCATGGATATGCCCGCCGACCTTCACTACACACTCAAGCAGATCGCTGCGGCTCACCGCACGACTGTTAAAGAGCTGGTGATTGAGGCCATCACCACCTACACCATCCCCACCTACAACAAGGAGGTCAAATAAGTGACCAACAATCTGGCCAGGCTCCGCATTGTCTCTGCTGAGGCAGGCGATACCGGGTCAGCTGCATCCAGGGACGCAACTATTGCGGCGTTTCTGGGGGAATTAGAGTCAGTAGTTAGCGAGCTGGTCATCGACCGGATCTCTGATACCGGACTCAGGTCTCTCTACGTGAGCTGGGTTAATCAACTCACCGCGGGGCTAGACGCCCACAGCCGACTCGTGTGGTTGGCAGAAGGCGTAATAATCTCCCCTTCGGCAGCTGGCCGAGCAATACAACCCCCCTCCGAACCTACTGGGAACGTGATCAACCTGCATGCTCGATATTGACAGCAAGGTCTACCAATACACGTTGGAGTTCAGCCGCACCGTAGCCGCTGAAGTGGACCCTGCTGCTCTGCAGGACAGTATTGAGCGTCACCTGGAGTCCGCACGAAAGGTGGTCACCAACGCCACTCTGGAGCGGATAGGCCATGTTCACCTGGCCGTTATGATCAACACGGCTGCCAGGTACGACCTGTCTCTTGGCGAAGTGATGATGGAAGCAGTTCGCCATGGCGTTCAGCCAGTGGCACCCCTCTGCGTTGCCGTTGAGACGGCTAAGTCCAGCAGCCGCAGGACCTCTCGCAAGCCGCAGCTCAAGCTCGTCAAATAACGCCCCTCCATAGCGATTGACCGCCCTCCTCCGGAGTCGGTAGGATCGCCGCTTGCCTTATGTAAATACAGCAACACATAAAACCATAAATACAGGAAATCACACCTATGAAACTGAACCCTGGTCAAACAGCGGCGGTTGAGGCCGTAGTTACTGGCTTTCTTGAGAAAAACATGAAGGGGGCCACGGTCATCGGCGAAGGCGGCACAGGCAAAACGACCTGCGTTATGACCATGGCCGACAGACTCAAGCACGCCGGGCTGAAAATCCTCTTCACCGCCCCGACCAACAAGGCGGTCAAGCAGCTGGAGAAGTCGGCCAAGGCCTACGGACTGAACCTCAACGACGTGGTCTTCCAGACGCTGCACAGCGCACTGGGCCTGTCCCTGATGCCCAGCGAAGAGAACAAGTACGCAGCTCGCATGGGCAAGGGCGTCGTCCACCTGTTCGACGTTGTTGTGGTGGACGAGGCGTCGATGCTCAGCTCCCGGATCCTGTTCGACTACCTGCTCCCTGAATGTGAGAAGGAAGACGTCAAGATCCTCTTCATGGGTGACGACATGCAGCTGCCCCCGGTGAAGGAGAAGACCTCCCGTGCGTTCGAGATCTTCGAGAACTTCCGACTGACCAAGGTCGAGCGCCAGGCATCCGACAGCGAGATCCTCACGGTCAACGGCCTGCTCCGCACCGCCATCGCCGCCGGCAAGCCCTTCCAGTCGCCGAGCATTGTGGGAAACGGCATCAGTGTCATCCGCGCCGTAGACTTCCTGCAGAGCGTAGTGGACTCCTTCGACGCCCACACCGACCTCGACGAGCAGCGTGTGCTGGCCTGGCGCAACCGCCGCGTCGATGAAATCAACAGTGCCATCCGCTCCAAGATTTTCGGCGGGGGTGCTGAGCGCTTTGAGATCGGCGAGCGCGTAGTCACCGGCGCCCCGATCGGCGACGGCGAGGTTGTGCTGCTGAGCACTGACGAAGAGTGCCTGGTGCACGACGTCCGACTTGGAGAGCTGGAGGACGAGGACAGCGGCGAGACCTTCAAGGTTTACACCCTGGTGCTCACCCCGCTGCACGCCGACGTTAAGCAGGTATTTGCCCACGTTCTCCACGAAAGCGAGGAGGAACGCTACTGGGAACGGCTGAAGTACCTGGCCGACCGGGCCAAGAAAGACAGCCGCGACTCCCGCAAATACTGGGCCCGCTTCCACAAGTTCAAAGAACTGTTCGACACCCTGCGCTACTGCTACTGCATCACCGTGCACCGCAGCCAGGGCAGCACCTACAAGCGGGTCTTCGTCGACGTGAAGGACATCCTGGCCAACCCGATCCGCAAGGAGCGCCAGAGCCTGCTCTATGTCGGCTACAGCCGGCCGAGTGAGGAACTGATCATCAACAAAGAGAAGTACGTGGCATGAGACCCCTGAAAGAAATCGTCGATGCAGTCCAGGCGGGCGAGGAGCCCACCTACGACGAGCTTTTCTATGCGGTGAGCGTGCTACACAACCTGATGCTGTTCGACTTCGCAGATCTGCAAAAGGCTCAGGAGGCCGGCGAGGCTCCCATGACGCTTCTGCGGGAGCACTGCCTGCGAGTCGGAGGGGCGTTCAAGTACGAACCACAGCGCTGGCTGGGGGACGACAACGACCCACGAAACCCCGAGTTCCAGGAAAGGCGAGCTGAACACGAAGCCGCCAAGAGAAGAATTTTGCATTGAACCGGAGCTGAACATGGAAATTATGCAGGTTAAAGACAGTGATGTGCCGCCGCCGATGGCCCGTATCGACTACCGCAAGATCGCAGAGGCGTTCAACGAACTGCCGGTAGGCCGGACTCTGCGGCTGGACCCGGTCTACAACATCACGGTATTCCGCCGGAACCTTGAACGCCGCGCCCCGTCCGGCAGCTTTGAGGTCTTCCAGCGCCGCGGCAACTGCTTCCTCAAGCGCGTCACCGACGACGCTATGGAAGTGGTGTAACGGCCCATGTACCACTTCCTCCAGTTCAATCCGAACAAGAAGGAGGCGTGGCGACTGTACGACGAGAAGCAACTTGCTGATCTGCCGCAGCCGCCCGCCTTCATCACGGTCCTGAGAGTCGATCAGGACCCCGAGAACTACGCCGAAAACGGGGAGGATCCGCTTGACCATGTGAAGTACCTGGGCCCCATGTACTTCGACTTCGACGGTGCCGACCTCGATGAGGTGCTCGACTCGGTGCGTGCGGTGCTGGACACGCTGACCCGCAAGCTCGACATCAGCAAGGACTACATCCACTGCTGGCTGTCCGGCCAAAAGGGCGTGCATATCACGGTGCCCGAGCAGGTTTTCGGCATCAAAGGCCCGATGAAAGCCCTGCCCCTGATCTACCGCGAGGTGGCGGCGACGTTCAAGGCACCTTGCCTGGACATGAGCGTTTACTCCGCCGGACGCGGCCGTATGTGGCGCTGCGAGAACATCGCCCGCCCCGGTACCGGCACCTTCAAGGTGGGCACCACGGTCGACGAGCTGATGGAGATGGACGCCGAGCAGTATGAGGTGCTGGTGGCCTCCGCTCGCCCGCCCCTGGCCCGCGCAACTCCGCCGAAGAACGTGATCCACGCCCGCGCAGAATCGATCCTGAAGACAGCGAAAGCCGCTGCCTTGCAGAAGATCAAGGCTATGAAGTCCAGCACCGTGGTGCCGAAGGACGCCCTGCGTGAGTACGGCGAGACCCCTGGCTGCGTGCTGAAACTGATCACAGAGGGCGACTGCGAGTCTTCCAACTGGAACCAGGCAGCCATGCAGGTGGCGGCCTATATCGCTGCCCGCTACGAGCGCGCCGAGGAAGCCGAGTACACCAAGGACGTCATCGACCCCTTCATCGAGAACGTAGAGAGCAGCAGTCGGCCAAGCGCCAAAGAGCGGCGCAAGCACGTTCAAGAGCAGCTCAACCGAGCCTTCAGTGGTCGGATCAAGCTGCTGCCTGGCCCGCTGATCGCCACCATCGGCACCCCTTGTGGCGCCTGCCCGATCTGCCGGAGCGATCTGGCCGAGGAGCCCGGCAACGAGGAGGCCAAGGGCGACGCCTACGACTCCGACATGCGTATCCGGGCCGCCGCCCAGGGCTACCTGCATATCACCGACAACGGCGTCCGCCAGCTGACCACCTTCACGTTCTGGCCTCACACAGAGATCCACGACCTTGAAGACGTCTCCACCGGCGAGCACTCGGCATACAGGGAGTCAGCGCGGAAAGCGATGGTCGGCACCCTGGTCGATGACGAGGGCGTCGAAGTCCGCGACCTGGAGGTGGACGAGGGGGCGTGGAAGTCACGGAGAGGCCTGATGGATGCGTTCGCAGGGTACGGCACTTCAGTCGTGCTCTGCTCAGACGCCGACACCCAGCGCCTACTCAAGGCTGTTCGCCAGATCGCCCGCAACAACGCACCCGATAAGGAACTTGAAAAAATGGTCCGCACCAACCTCTGCGGGATGCTGTTCGACCGGCAGAAGGGCAAGATCATCCCCCACTACATCGAGGATGCCGGCGCCTGCTCAAGCAACGGCGCCCACAGCAAATACTTCTACGCCGGTGACCCCAAACAGTCGCCTAAGCTGCTGGAAGAGTCCTACCCGCTGGTCAACGACACCGAGCTAGAGCTTGCGATCGAGCACCTGTGCAACGTCAACCTGCCGGAGAGCGTTGCAGCGATCCTCGGCTGGCACGTCGCCTGTCACTTCCGTGAGCACATCCAGATCCACGAGGCGCAGTTTCCTCTGCTGAACATCAGCGGTAACGCCCAGGCAGGTAAGACTTCCCTGGCCATCCTGACCAGCTTCATCAACGGGATGGACTACGAGCGGTCTGACTTCCTGAACGTGGAAGTTTCCACGATTTACCCGCTGATCAAGTTCGTATCCAGCAGCAGCACTGTGCCCCGCCTGGTTGAGGAAGTGAACCCGGCGAACATGCAGGCCGGCATGTACAGCAAGGTGCTGGGCATCTTCAAGGCGGCCTGGAACAGGGCGCCGGTCCCCCGCGGCAAGATCCTCGACAAAGAGGTGAAGGTCTCGAACGAGCGTGTGAGCTCCCCGATCGTATACACCAGCGAGCAGACGGCCACCGTGCCATCCCTGCGCAGCCGGACTGTAGAGGTCAAGCTCACCGCCAGGGCACTGAACGATCCGGCATATAGAGAGAGCTACAAGGAAGCCCGCTCCCGCCGGTTCGCCCTGCTCCGGATGGCCAAGGCATTGGTCACCAAGGCACTGAGTACCAGCCCGACCCAGGTGCAGAAGATCTTCGAGGAGATGAAGGCGTTTGTACCGGATCGCCTCGGCCCGCGCCCCCAGTGGAGCTACCAGGTCACCATGACCGGGCTAGCCCTGCTGGCCGAAACCATGGACGAATACCAGGTTAAGGGCCGCGAGCACGTTGACGGCCTGCTGCAGGCGCTGAAAGACCACCTGGTCGACAACGCCAGCGAGATGGAGAAAGAGAAGTCTGTCTCTGAAGTGGACCGCGTGCTGGCAGTGATGAACCTCCTCGCAGAGGAGCCGGACGACCGTTCCACCGGCCTGCGAGCTGGCGACCATTACTGGCGCCAGGGCAACAGCCTGTTCCTGGTGATCGGGTCTTGCCTACCCCGATACTGCCGCTACTCCAAAGCCCTGGGCGACGTCCCGGTGATCAAGGAAGCCCGGCAGATGACCAGCCTGCTGGAAGGCGAGGTTTATTTCGACCGCAAAGAACAGCATCCGACCCGCGAGGGCGTCGAGGTCCACGTCATCAACATCGACACCCTCCGCAGCAAGGGCACCCCTCTCACCAACTTCCAGGACGGCACAGAGCCGTCGGAGAACTGATATGGAACACATTGCAGACCCCGTTGACAGAGCCTCCCACGAGGAGCAAATCGCACTGGAGGTGGCCATCAAGGCCGCCCGCGAGAAGAAAGTGCCGCAGCTCAAGGCCATTGGCCGCTGCTACAACTGCGACGAGACGCTGGAAGGGGAACGGCGCTTCTGTGACGGCGACTGCCGCGACGATTACGATCGCCGCATGAATCGCCGCCTGAACGGGACCCTGCATTGAACCTCGGCGCCCTGATGAAGGGCGTCAGCGTCACTGGCTACCCCACCTGGTTCGACCATATCCCCCTGGCGTTCTGGCCGATGGATCACCAGCTGGAGACGCTGCGCCAGTACCCACAGAAGATGCGATTCCTTGACGCTTCTGACCCCGGCACGGGCAAGACCTACCCGGCCCAAGCCCACGCCATCCTGATGGCTGCACTGGGCAACAAGGTGGTCTTCACCATGCCGCCGAAGCTGATCAGCCAATTCATCGAGGAGATGAAGGACTTCTTCATCGGCATCGACAAGAACCTGCGCATCGAGCACCTAGACGTCCCGGCAGCCCAGAAGATGGAACTGATCGAGGAGTGGGACGCCACAGGCTGGCCTGACATCCTGGTGATGTCTTACGACATCTACAGGGTGCTCAACGACAAAGCTCCGAAGAAGGCGGTCGGAACCAATATGTGGTTTCTGGAGGATGGCACGCCCTACTTCAAGGGGCCTGGCGATCCGTACCGGCCTGGTGCTAAGGCGTTCACTAAGGACGGCAGGGAGATCAACAAGCGCGGCAAAGCCGACAACCGCTTCCAGTTCAAGCTGAAGAAGGTCGGCTATAACGTGCTGTTCTTCGACGAAGCCCATGCGCTGTGCGGGATTGAGTCGATCCTGGCCACCTCCGTGCACGAAATGAGCGAGCGGCTGAAGGATGACGTGGCCATCTACCTGATGACTGGCACACCCATCCCGACGCACTTGGAGGACGTGTACGGCCTGCTCCGGCTGATCAACCCGGACGCTTACCTCAACAAGTCGGCGTTCATGCGGCAGCACTGCGAGCTGAGCAGCCAGACACTGAACACCGGCAAGAAAGAGATCACGGTGCAGAAGGTGGTCGGATACTTCAACACCGATAAGGTCCACGCCGAGCTCTACAAGAACGCCCGCCGGGTGCAGAAGCGCGACGTGCTGCAGATGCCGGACCCGATCATCAGTCAGATCCGCGTCAGCCTGGCCGGAGCGCACAAGCGGCTCTACAAGAAGATCATCAACGATCGGTTCGCCGTGCTCGGCGACAACGTCCTGGCTCCGGACAACCAGAGTGCCCTGCGGCACCTGGCCTTGCAGCTGATCAGCTGCCCGGAGGAGTTCGACCCGACAGGGAAGATTGGGCAGGACAACGAGCTGGCAGCTGCCTGCGACCAGCTGCTCGATAGCATCAACCCCGGCAACCACAAGGTGATCATCTTCGCTTACTACAAGAAGGCGATCGATTTCCTGGCCAAGCGCTACGCCCACTGGAACCCTGCAGTGGTGTACGGCGAGTCTGCGTCAGGTCGCAACGAGGTGGATCGGTTCAAGAAGGACAGCGACTGCCGAATTGCGATCATCAACTGGAAGTCAGGCGGCGCAGGTCTGAACCTGCAGGTTGCCTCACACATCGTGTTCTACGAGTGCCCGACCTCCCCAGGGGACGCCAAGCAAGCGATTGCAAGGGCCGACCGCAAGGGACAGGAAAACATCGTGAACGTCTATTTCTTCCGCGTTATGGGCACCCTGCTCGACCGGAACTTCAAGAATCTCCTCAAGAACGAGCAGAGCAACAACCGCGTCATTCGTGACCGGAAGGACCTCCTGCACGAACTGTTGAGATGATCGTTGACAGGCCGATTTCTGGCCCGTATAACGACAACCCTCAGACCCATATTTATGGGCTTCTGTGTAACCATACTGACAGCGACAATCGAAACTGACATCGAAGAGGAAACACAAAATGGCACTCGTAAAACCGCAAGTAGCTAAGAAAGAAGAAACCCTGGCCGCTGAAGCCGTAGCCCAGACCGCCGAGCAGGTGGTTGAGCAGGAAGTAGTGGTCGAGAAGGGGCCGGTCAAGTCCGGCGAAGTGCTGGAGGCTGAAGGCGTAGAAGCCACTGCCGCCAGCGCAGAGGTGGCTGATATCCAACACGCTGCCGAGCCCGCGCAGGCTGTAGCCGTCGCTGAACCCGCAGCAGCCAAGGCCGTAACGGTCGGCGAGCAGCGCACTAACGCCATGGCACAGTTCACCCAGGATCAGGCCGCAAACGGCTTCGAGGGCCTGGAGCTGAGCGGCATGTCCTTCGACCGCATCAAGCTGCACGAAGGCCAGTTCAAGCTGGGTACCGAGGAGACTGAGCTGGGTACCGACATCCAGGTCGTGATCCACAGCACCCGCAAGATCTTCGTGGTGCGCCAGAGCGACGACAACGACGCCGAGACCTTCTACTCCTACGATCCGAAGGGTGCGACCTTCACTGACGGCAGCTCGGCGCAGGAGAAGCTGGAAGACTGGCTGGACGACGGCTACGGCACCGAGGAGAGCCCGCTCGACATCCGCGAGTACCTGGAAGCTATGGCTACCTTGGTCAACCGGGATGACGAGTACGAGGGCACCATGGTGATGCTGAGCATCCCGCCGGCCTCGAAAGCCCGTCTGGCAGGCGTAGCTGCCCAGGCATACACCCGCTTCAAGGGTGCCACCCTGGGCCAGGTCGTCACCCAGTGCTCCGTAGGCAAGAAGATCGGCGAAGGACAGAAAGCCTTCCGTCCGTGGGTCTTCAAAGCCCTGGAGCGCTACGAGGGCTGATAGCCCCACCTAGAAAGGACCCGGCCCCGCCGGGTCCTTTTTTCTCGCCCCGAGTTTCTAGCAAACCCATAACTACCGAGGTTCAAATGGAAATCACCCCAGAAGTGGCAGCCAGAATTGCAGCCACCCCGTACGAGAAGATGGTCGCTGACCTGGCCAAGCCGGGCGTGGACATCGTCCGCCAGACCTGCCCCCAGAAGGCCCACCTGAGCCACATGGCGATCGGTGTGTCCGGCGAGGCTGGCGAGCTGCTCGACGCCATCAAGCGCCACACGATCTACGACAAGCCGCTGGACCGGGAGAACGTGGTCGAGGAGCTTGGTGACCTGGAGTTCTACCTCGAAGGTCTGCGGGCTTCAATCGGCATCACCCGCGAAGAGACCCTGGAGCACAACAAGATGAAGCTCCTCGGTAAGCGCTACGCCAGCGGCAAGTACAGCGACGAGCAGGCCATCGCCCGCGCTGACAAGGCGGGTGCCTAGTGCAGCTCTGTGGATTCGTCCAACTGCCGTCAAACGAGTACCTACACCTGCCTCAGAGCAGTCTGTTCAGCAAGGAGCGTAAGTTGAAAGCCGAGTACGAAAACTGCTACCGCTACACGTTCGTGGCCACCTGCCCTACCGACGGAGACAGCGTGGTTTACACACTGGAAATCCTCAGCAGCAAGAAAATCCTCGTCGAGCATATCCGCACAGCGGTTGCGCTCCAGAACTCCGGGCACCAGGAAGAGATCGCTGACGAACTGTTAAGGCAGTTGGGTGGCCGGCAGCGGATCGTGGCCACCCACCGCGGGGTGGAGATAGAGACCTGGCGGGAGGAGCGCCAATGACCGCCCTGATCTATGTCGCTGCTATCTGCGCGGCCAACGCCAGCGTCTACACTTGGGGGCCTGTGGCCACTCCGATCAACGCATTTCTGTTAATCGGCCTCGACCTGACACTGCGTGACCGCCTGCACGACCGGTATGGGCTTGTCGGATCATCCGCACTGGCGCTGGTGGCGGCAGGCGCCTCCTACGGTCTGAATCCTGCCGGAGCCACTATTGCCCTGGCCTCGGCGGTCTCTTTCGCACTGGCGAGCCTGGCAGACGGAAGTCTCTACCAGGCCCTTCGTGGCCGCAATTACCTGACCCGCAGTAACGGCAGCAACACAGCTGGCGCGCTGGTTGACTCACTCACGTTTCCGACGATTGCCTTCGGTGTCCTCATGTCAGAAGTGATCGCCCTCCAATTTGTTGCCAAGGTTGCAGGCGGGTTCATGTGGAGCCTGCTTCTGCGTAAGTGGGTGGTCGCATGATCCATTACCACGGCACCCCCATAGGCGGTAGCAGACAGGACGTCGCCCGGTTTCTCGTCGGCCGGCACGCCCTGGTCCCCTTCCCCCGCCGAGACGACATGGGTGCAGTAGCAGAATTTTGCCAGTCGTTCGTATTCGATAACGGCGCGTTCAGCATCTGGAAGAAGGGTGGAGTGCTCGACCTGAACGGCTATTACACCTGGGTTGATGAGTGGCACAAGCATCCAGGCATGGACTGGGCGCTGATCCCTGACGTCATCGACGGGGACGAGGACGACAACGACAGGCTGCTTGAGGATTGGCCGTCCCACCTGCCGGGTGTGCCTGTCTGGCACATGCACGAATCGATGGAGCGGCTGCAGCGTCTGGCCTCGCAGTGGAAGACTGTTGCGCTGGGGAGCTCAGGGGAGTGGCCGACGCCAGGAGCAAAGACCTGGTGGGTGCGGATGTCAGAGGCCATGGACAGCATCTGTGACGAGCACGGAAAGCCTAAATGCCGCCTGCATGGTCTGCGCATGCTGTCGCCCAAGGTCTTCACCAAGTTGCCTTTGGCCTCGGCCGACTCCACCAACGCCGCCGTCAATTGCGGCGCGACCGAGAGATTCGGGATATATACCCCGCCCACCAGTTCCCAGCGCGCTGCAGTCATCGCCGAGAGGATCGAGACGCAGAACAGTGCAGCTCTGTGGATTCGTCCAACTGCCGTCAAACAAGTACCGACACCTGCCTCAGAGCAGTCTATTCAGCAAGGAGCATACGTAAGTTGAAAGCAGTCTACGAGAACCACTACCTGACCGACCGTGACGTGGCGAATTTCGCTCGGCAGTCGTTCGGCAAGCTGGCTGATCAGTTCCCGACTGAGCAGAACCACAGTCTGATCCGTTTCCTGGCACGCGGCATGAAGACCGGCGACTGGGAATCGCTGATCGACTCGATGATCCTGGCGGTCACCAAGGAGCAGGCCACAAAGTTGGCCAACTACCTGCGCAAGATCCCCGAGCATTGGGTTCCGTTCGGTCACCCGCACATCAGCCTGCGCATGCAAGCCCCGGTACCAATCGCCCGCCAGGCGTTCAAGCACAAGATCGGCTTCGTGGAGTCCGAGGAAAGCCGCCGCTACATCAGCAGCCGGCCGGAGTTCTTCGTGCCTGAGCACTTCCGGGCCGCGGCCGAGAACGTGAAGCAGGGCAGTGCAGGCATCCACCCCCGCAACGAAGAGTGGATGGGCAAGTACGTCGAGGCTGCTGAAAAGTCCATCGAGACCTACCTGACTGCCATCGAAGACGGTGTGTGTCCTGAGCAAGCCCGCTTCTTCCTGATCCAGGGCATCGAAGTGAACTGGGTGTGGACTGGCAGCCTGTATGCCTACGCCCAAGCCTACATCGCTCGTAGCGATGGGCATGCTCAGCAAGAAATCCAGGATCTATTTGCCGACGTGGGCGCCATTATCCGCCCCCTGTATCCGGTCTCCTGGGCCGCTCTTGTTGATTGAGGAGTTGCTATGCAAAAGGTCGAGGGCTATCCCTGCCCGGTATGTCAGATCCCTCGGCATTACGTCAGTCAGGTCAATGCCGAAAAGGGTCGGATGAGGCCGTGCCGTTCCTGTGCCAACTCCATGGCCATGGGGGGTCGGGGCATGGCTCTCGACGTCAATGGCAACAAGCTCTGCAATGACTGTAGGCAGCGGCCCCAAAAGCACAACAGCCTGTGCAGTGAGTGCAACGTGGTTCGCCGCAAAAGCTACTACCGCAAGACCATGCGCTACGCCCGCTACGGGGTTACCCGTGAGTGGTTCGACGCGCGATTCACCGGCAAGTGCGAGATATGTCGGGGACCTGTGGAACATGGCTCGGTAAACATCGACCACTGCCACACCTCCGGAAAAGCCCGAGGCCTATTGTGCCACCTGTGCAACAAAGGCCTAGGGGCGTTCAAAGATGATCCTCAGCTGCTTCAAACCGCAGCTAACTACCTGGAAAAGCACCGATGATGAAAGATACGTCAATCGATATCTTGAGTTCTTTGACGATTTACATGAAGTACGCCCGTCATATCCACGAGATCTCCCGCCGTGAGACCTGGGATGAGCTGTGTGACCGCAACGTGGCCATGCACATCAAGCGTTACCCTCAGCTCAAGGAAGAGATCAAGCAGGTCTACAAAGACTTCGTGCGTACCAAGAAAGTACTGCCTTCCATGCGTTCCCTACAGTTCGGTGGCCAACCCATTGAGCTGAGTGAAAGCCGCATCTTCAACTGCGCCTTCATGCCACTGGATCACCCCGCTGCATTCAGCGAAGCAATGTTCCTGCTGCTGGGTGGCACCGGAGTCGGCTATTCCGTTCAGGCACGTCACGTCAACAAGCTGCCCAGTCTGACTGAGCCAGCTCCGGGTACTTACCGTTTCCTGGTAGGTGACTCAATCGAAGGCTGGGCTGATGCCGTCAAGATCTTGCTCAAGGCCTACTTCCAAGGCAAGGCTCTGCCACGCTTCGACTTCTCTGGTATCCGCCCAAAAGGTGCCCGCCTGATCACTTCAGGTGGCAAGGCCCCAGGCCCGAAACCGTTGAAGGATTGCTTGGAGCGTCTGCAGGCGGTACTGGAACGTGCCCTGCTGCGTGGTACTGGTACACGCCTGCGTCCGATTGAAGCTCACGACATGCTGTGCCACATCGCTGATGCAGTGCTGGCCGGGGGTATCCGTCGTGCGGCCATGATCGTGCTGTTCGACCGTGCCGATCAGGAAATGCTGACCTGCAAATCCAACCTGGCCTGCACCCTGCAGCGTACTGATCTGGTGAACCAGGAGCAGGAGCTGTACGAATGCGACATCGTCACCACGATGAATGGCAAGGAATACCACAACGTCATCCTGCACAGCTCGCAACTGGCTGAGTGGAAATACGAAGGTGCCCTGCCTTGGTACCTGTTCGAGCCTCAACGTGGCCGTGCCAACAACTCTGCCAACCTGCTTCGCGGTGCGGTGAGTGAGACTGAATTCCGTGACCTGATGAAGATCGTGGAACTCAGTGGTGCAGGTGAACCTGGGGTGTACTGGACCAACAACCTCGACTGGGGCACCAACCCTTGCTGCGAGATCGGTCTGCGTCCAAACCAGTTCTGTAACCTGACCGAAATCAACGCGGACGACATCACTGATCAGGACGACCTGGAAGCCCGTGCAGGTGCAGCTGCCTTCATTGGCACCCTGCAGGCGGGTTACACCGACTTCCACTACCTGCGTCCGGTCTGGCGTGAAACTACCGAAGCCGATGCCCTCATCGGTGTAGGTATCACTGGTATTGGCAGCGGGGCCATTCTGCCTCTGGATCTGGAAGCAGCGGCCCGTGTGGTCAAGTCCGTCAACGCCTATGTAGCCAGCAAGATCGGCATCAACCCGGCTGCACGCACCAGCACTGTTAAGCCAGCAGGCACCACCAGCCTGGTGCTGGGCAGTGCTTCAGGTATCCACGCTTGGCATGCCCCGTACTACGTCCGCCGTGTGCGGGTAGGCAAGAACGAGGCGATCTACAAGTACCTGGCCGAGAACCACCCAGAACTGGTGCAAGACGAGTACTTCCGTCCTATGGATCAGGCCGTCATCACTGTGCCTCAGAAAGCTCCAGAAGGGGCCATCCTGCGTAGCGAGTCGCCTGCCGATCTGTTGGATCGTGTACGTCGATTCAACCTTGAGTGGGTACGTGCTGGCCACCGTGACGGTGACAATACCCACAACGTCAGCTGCACCATTTCGGTGAAGGATGACGAGTGGGGCATCGTCACGGATTGGATGTGGGAAAACCGTCAGCACTTCAACGGCATCTCCGTCCTGCCTTACGATGGTGGAACTTACATTCAGGCACCGTTCGAGGACATCACGGAAGAACAGTACAACGCCCTAATCGGCACCCTGAGTGAAGTGGATCTGTCTCGCGTAATCGAGTCAGACGACAACACCGACCTGACTGGCGAGATCGCCTGCGGGGCCGGTGGCTGTGAAGTGAAATGACCGACAGGATGCAACTACTCAGGTCCTTGGGGGCTCGGCAGGGCGCACACCCCTGCCCAGCCTGCAAGGCGCCGGTTCGGTGTGACATCGAGGCCGGAAAGTCGACGTGCTGGTGTTTCGGGCTGCAGGCAAAGGAACTCGAGCACGGGGACGTTTGCCACTGCAAGAAATGCCTCACCGATCGGTAGCCGACAAGTGCGGACCAGTTAACGCACTAGAGGCCTGTATTTACGGAGGCGGAAAGCCCCGTATTTAAGGAGTTCACGAATGAAAGAAGACCTTACCTCCTATGCGATTCTCGATTTCCGTGCGGTCGTAAAGCACGCCTACTACGGCGCTTCCGACCCCGAGGCAATCTTCTGCGAAGAAACCGGCCGCCGCTTCGCCAACTGGCAAGTCGCCGCTGCAGGCTTCATCAGCCGCTACATCGAGCCGATCATCGCCCAGGGCGGTAGCCCTCGTAATCTGCTGGTGGCCCACGACATGGGCCGCGAGTACCGCACCGCCCTGTTCCCCGGCTACAAGGCCGCCCGCGACGACGTGAAGCGCAGCCCGATCGAGGTCGAGCAGTGTGAGAAGCTGTTCGACTGGGCCAAGCATTTCCTGACCGCCCTGGGCGCCACCCAGATGGGCGTCAAGGGCGTGGAAGCTGACGACGTGATCGCCTGGCTGTGCGAGCGGATCACCCACCCGAAGGCGGTGTACACGGTCGACGGCGACCTGCTGCAGCTCTGCAACGACAACACCATCGTCTACCTGAAGAACGAGCCGTTCTACGGTGAAGGCGAAAAGGACGGCATCCCCTTCCACCTGACCAGCCTGGCCAAGTCCATCCTGGGTGATAAGTCCGACTGCTACGGCGGCGTAAAGGGCCTGGGTATCGCCAAGGTCCAGCAGCTTCTGGAGAACTTCGGCGCCGACGGCGTCGAGGAACTGCAGGGTGTCGTCGAGACCGGCAACACCGAACTGCTGGACCAGGCCATTGAGCAGACCGGCGACAAGGTCCTGATCAAGCTCCGCGAGAACTTCGGCGAGTGGCGCACCATGTGGCGCCTGGCCAAGCTGCACCCGGAACTGTGCTGGAAGCCTCGTGCCAAGAAGCTGATCAAGCCGATGGTGCACAAGCGCATCCCGAACGGCCAGCAGCTGTTCAACCTGCTCAAGCAGGTGGGTTGCGAGGATATGTGGGACAGCGTGTTCGCCAGCTGCATGCCTTCCCAGCTGGCCATTACCGCCGATAACTGGGAGGAGATGCGCGACGCCATCTTCGCCGAGATGGCCGCCGGTGACATCACCGCCTTCGACTACGAGTCGTCAAACAAGGATCCGATCCCGGAGTTTGCGCTGGCCTCTACCCAGGGCGAGAACTTCGTCGACGTGCTCAGCCAGGAGCTGGCCGGCGCATCGTTCCAGTTCGGC